AATATTCAACTTCCTAAAGATGAAATAAATTTCGCGCACACAAAATTCACCATGACGCCTCCTCCTCCCCCGCCAAAGATGGAAGGTAGGTATGTTCCGCCAATATCAAACCTTGGAACTCCAGATTTATTAATACCTAGCAACATTGTTGGTCAGTCATTTGATCCAAACTTTGCAGCAAGCTTTAGACCGCCACCTCAACCGCCTGGTAGCACATTTGGTGGATATGGCCAGCAGGCACCGATGCAGGCTTTGGCGCCTTATGCGGGAATGGCTCAATCCAATCCACAGCCAACAGACTTTTTTCCAACATATATTCCTAGGCCTGACCCTGTATTTGAGCGCGCTCCTAGCCCGCCAAGGCCAGTTATGAGTAGCGGTGGCTAAATGGATTCAATCTCTCTGGCTTCTTACATCTATAAGAAGCTTGATCAATATGAAGAATCTCATGTTGACTACATAACCTCTGGCAATATCAAGGATATGGAGGACTACAAATTCGCGATGGGTGAGTTATCAATGCTTCGCACCCTTCGTGATGAACTAAAAGAAGCGTTGCATATTGAAGGAGATCCCCTCGATGAGTGATCTATTATTAGATTCCATCGCATCAAAACCGTCCGTTACGGATGCATATGTGAATGAGCAAGAACGGGTATTAGACCCATCTGTGCTAGACAAATCTTTGGTTGAAAGAATGCCAAATCCAACTGGCTACCGTTTGTTAGTACTTCCTTACAAAGGGAAGGGCATGACAGATGGCGGCATACAGTTAATCCAATCAACACTCGACAAGGAAAACCTTGCTACTTCTGTTTGTTATGTCATGAAGATGGGGCCATTAGCCTATCAAGACTATGAGAAGTTTGGCGACGAGCCATGGTGCAAGGTGGGTGATTGGGTACTTATTGGTCGTTATGCAGGCGCTAGGTTCTCCCTTGAGGATGACCATGAAGTGCGAATCATCAATGACGATGAAGTGATTGGAACCATTCTCAACCCAGACGATATTAAGTCTGCATAGGTGAAACAAAATGTCAGAAGAAACGTTAACTGAAGCTTTATCAAAGCTTGATGACGAAAATATAAACAAGGCCGCTCTACCTGAACACAAGCGTGTTGAGGAAGAGGTTCAAGAAGAATCTACTTTCATTGAGTTCTCTGAAGAAGAGGCGGAATCCATTGATCCTGTCACTGAAGACTCTGTTCGTGAAGAGTTTGAATCTCCAGATGCCGACTCAGATCCTGAACTTACTGAGGCTGAGCGTCGAGCGCGCTCCGCTCAAGAGCGTATCAACAAGGCCGTAGGCCAAGCCAAGGATTATCAAAGAAGAGAGTTGCAGGCGTTGCAGTATGCAAAAGAACTGCAAGAACAGAATGAAGCTCTCATGGCTCAAGTCAAGCATGCTCAAACTGCTGGTGCTGAACAGAATCTAAAGATTCAAGAAACTTACAGTGATGAGTTTGCTACTCGAGTTGAAACTCAGGCTGAAGCTGCGAAGCGCCACTTGAAGTCAGCTTATGAATCTGGCGACCCAGACGCTATGGCTGATGCTCAACAGTTGCTCGCAAAGGCTGAAGCGGATCGAAACGCACTGGCTCAATATCAACGCGACCTTGAGCAGTACAAGGTGGATTATGCAAAATGGGCTGAGCAACAAGCTGCTTCAGAAGTTCAGCAACAAGAACTTGCTCAACAACAGATTAACAATCCTGTTTACCAACAGGAGCCTGTTTATCAAGAACCATCAACTAAAGCGCAAGAATGGGCCTCTGCAAACGAATGGTTTGGCACAGACACTGTTATGACAAATGTGGCCTTTGCCATACATAACGACTTGATGCGAAGTGGTGTTGACTTAGAATCTGATGAATACTACGCTCAAATTGATTCTCGTATGAGGGAGGAACTTCCTCATAAATTTAACGAGCAAAATTTCGCGGGAGACAACCAAAAACCCGTCCAAACTGTTGTCTCTGGATCGCGCACGACTGGAACTGGACGCAATCAAAACTCTCGTAGAGTTGAACTAACAACAAGTGAACAAGCATTAGCGAGGAAGCTTGGAGTACCGTTCAAAGAATACGCAAAACAGAAAATGAGGCTGCAACGATCATGAATGACGAGATAAAGGGTTCTAACAGAACACCAAGAAGTAGTGGAAGCCGAGAGGCTAAAGCTGCGCGTAAACCATGGAAGCCGCCTCAAGCATTGGAAACTCCTGAACCGCCTCCGGGGATGAAGTATCGATGGCTGCGAACCCATATTCGTGGGGAAGCGGACAAAACCAATGTCCACATGAGATTTCGTGAAGGGTACGAACCTGTACGTCCTGAAGAAATTTCAGGTTATGACTTGCCCGTCATTGACGAAGGCAACCATACCGGCACTGTGGGCGTTGGCGGATTGATGCTTGCAAAGATCCCTGAAGAAACGGTTGAAGAAAGAAATGCTTATTTTGCTAAGCAAACGGATCAACAGATGCATGCTGTTGATAACGATCTTATGAAAGATGAGCATCCTGCCATGCCAATCTCTAATGAGAGAAAGACGCAGGTATCATTTGGCCGAGGGAAGAAATGACCTCATTTTTGATTGTGTTTAACTAGGAGATCCCAAATGGCGAACCAAGATGCCGCTTTTGGAATGCGTCCAGTGCGTATGGTGGGCGGGGCCCCCTATACTGGTGGACAAAGCCGATATCGGATCGCCGCTAACTATGGAACCTCTATCTTCCAAGGAGATATGGTTGCCCAGGTTACTGGTGGTACGGTAGAGGTCCACGCTGACGGAGGCACTGTGCCTATCGTTGGTGTGTTCAACGGTTGTCAATACACCGATCCTACAACCAAGGAACAAGTGTTCAGCAACTTCTACCCTGCAAGCACCAATGCTTCGGACATCATCGCTTTTATTATCGATGATCCGAATGTTGTGTATGAAATCCAAGCTGATGATACGTTCCCGATTGCTGACTTGTTTGGCAACTTCGATATCGTGTACACCAGTTCTGGAAGCACTGTAACTGGCAAATCTGGCGCTGAGCTAGACGTGGCTACGGGTGCAACCACAGCAGGCTTGCCAATTAAAGCAATTGATATTTCTGGCGACCCAGAAAATTCAGATGTTGCTACGGCGAATACCAACGTTCTCGTTGTTATTCAGAACTCAATTTACGGCCAAAAAGGCGCCGGTTTAGCATAGGAGGCTAACTAATGGCTATTTCAAGAGCACAATTAGCCAAAGAGCTAGAGCCTGGTCTCAACGCTTTATTTGGCATGGAATACGCTCGTTATGAAGACGAGCACGCCGAGATCTTTGACACGGAATCTTCAGACCGAGCTTTTGAAGAAGAAGTACTGATCGTAGGCTTTGGTAACGCCCGTGATAAATCTGAAGGACAAAGTGTCGGTTACGACTCTGCATCCGAAGGATTCACGGCTCGTTACACTCACGAAACCGTTGCGCTTGCTTTCGCGTTGACCGAGGAAGCAGTTGAAGATAATTTGTATGACCGCTTAGGCGCTCGTTATACGAAGGCTCTTGCTCGCAGCATGGCACACACCAAGCAAGTTAAAGCTGCTAACGTTTTGAACAATGCGTTCAACTCAAGCTTTGCTGGCGGCGACGGTGTTGAGTTGGTTTCAAACGCACACCCCCTCGCTGGTGGTGGTACGTTCTCAAATCGACCAAGTGCTTATTCAGATCTGAACGAGACTTCTTTGGAAGATGCTTTGATCAGCATTTCTACTTTTGTAGATGATCGAAACATGATCTTGGCTCTGCAAGGCGTCAAGCTGATCGTTCCTCCACAGCTTCAGTTTGTGGCGGATCGTCTTCTGGAAACTCCCGGACGAGTAGGTACGGCTGACAACGACATCAACGCAATCAGGAACATGGGCATGCTGCCGCAAGGCTATGCAGTGAACCACTTCCTGACGGACACTGATGCTTGGTTTGTTAAGACCGACGTGCCAGACGGCTTCAAGCACTTCGAGCGAAGCCCTGTCGCAACTTCTATGGAAGGCGATTTCGACACAGGCAACGTGCGTTATAAGGCCCGCGAGCGATATAGCTTCGGCTTTAGTAACCCACGCGCCGTGTTTGCATCGCAAGGCGCATAATTGTTCCACATGGAACAATGAGATAAGGGGCACTTGTTGCCCCTTTTCTTTTTGTGCTGTATAAATTAACTATCCCTGACAGCCGCATGGGGCGGCTGACATAACCCACGACAGGAGATGAACATGGGTACTACTACTTTCTCAGGTGCGGTGCGATCTGAAAGCACCTTCAAAGCTGTTAGCAAAAATGCCACCACTGGCGCAATTACTGAAATCACCACTTATGGCGGAGCGCCCGTTAG